GGCATCGACAGCGCCCTGCTCACCCAAAAATGCATCGAAAAAGAGCGGACGGCAATGCTGCTGCCGTGGCTGCTGGATTACAACGATTTGGCGAAAACGGTGTCAGTGCTTGCGTGGGCGGCGGGGTGCTTCATCAAGCCCCATCTCCGGCGTGCAGGCATCAAATACCCCCACCTCTTCCTGATCGGCGAGGCCGGGAGCGGCAAAAGCAATACCCTGGAGCGCGTGATCCTGCCGATTTTCTCGCAGAGCAAGGTGACGGCGGCGACGCAGGTCAGCAGCTTCACCCTGATGAAAGAATCAGCCTCCAGCAATCTGGCGCCCCAGCCCCTTGACGAATTCAAACCAAGCAAATCGGACAAAAACAAGCTCGCCGCGCTGTACAATCATTTCCGCGACAGCTACGACGGCCACCAGGGGCAGCGCGGCCGCGCCGACCAGACCATCGCGTACTACGACTTGCTGGCGCCCTTAGTTGTCGCCGGGGAGGAATCGCCCGATGAAGCAGCTATCCGCGAGCGCGGGATAGAGTTGCTTTTCAGCAGGAAGGACCTGAAGGGTGAGGGCTGCAAGGAGGCTTTCGGCAAGCTATGCGCAAACCCGGAGCTCCTCGCCGCCTTTGGCCGGGGCCTGCTGGAGGCCGCGCTGCGGACGGGCGCCTCCGAAGTCAAGCGGTGGTATTCCGAGGCAACAGAGGTTTTTGACAAAAACCTGCCGTCGCGTATCGTCAATAACCTGGCCTGCTGTGCCGCAGGGCTGCGCCTGGTCGAAAAGCTGTGTACCCTCCAAGGGCTGTGCTGGGATTCAATCTTTGAAATTTCTTTGAATTCCAGCATGGAGTACTTGGGGCTAGCCGCGCGGGAGTACCTTCTCGACGGCAGCGCCGTCAACCGGGGCATCGTGGAGCAGAGCCTGGAAATCATGGCGCGGATGGGCCTGGCCTTCGGCCTCGACTGGAAAACCCTCGAAAACGACACGCTGGTGGCGATCAACCTCAAACGCTGCTATGACCGCTTCACAAAATATCGGAAAGACCACGCCATCACAGGCGAATGCCTGGAATACCGGCAGTTCACCCGACAACTGCGAGGCAGCGACCTTTTCGTGGCCTACAAACCGGTCAATTTCAGCAACACAACGGCGCAAGCCTTCGTGCTCGACTATCGGCTGGTGCTTGAAAGGTGCGATATACAAGGCTTTGACCACGTCAATATGACCCCGGAGGAAGAGGAAGGCAAAGAAGATGATTACACAGTATTACTGTAATTACTATCATTTTTATAGGTCAAAGGAAAATGGCCTCGCGCGGGCGCGCACACGCGCGTATACGCGCACGCGAGAAACTTTCCCGCTCCCTATCCAAACGGCTAGTAATTACAGTAATTCCGAGGAGACGCCATGTTAGAGAAAGACATCACCGCCGCGATCCTGCGCTACCTCCGTTCCCTGCCGGAATGCTTCTGCTGGAAGGAGCACGGCGGCAGCTATGGAGCCGCAGGCATCCCTGATATCATCTGCTGCTATCGCGGGCGCTTCCTCGGGCTGGAGGTCAAACAGCCGGGGAACAAGATGACCCGCCTGCAGGAGGTCACGCTTGAACGCATCCGCGCCGCCCTGGGCGAGGCCCACATGGTTACCAGCGTCGCGCAAGCGCGCGGCGTCATCGAAAAAATCCAAAAGGAGGACCGCTGCCATGACAGCTAAAGATTTTCTCTCCCAGGCGTACCGCATCGACCAGCGCATCAACTCCAAGCTGGAACAGGTGCAGTCCCTGCGGGAGCTCGCCACCAAGGCCACCGCTACCCTATCCGACACCCCCGCCAGCGGCACCCGCAACGTACATTCCATGAGCGACATCATCGACAAGATGATCGACCTCGAAGCGGAGATCAACGACGACATCGACCGGCTGGTGGATTTGAAATGCGAGATCGTTTCCCTGATCAAGCAAGTCGCCAATCATGAACGGCAAACCCTTCTGGAACTCAGATACCTCTGCTTCAAGAAGTGGGAGGAGATCGCCGTGGCGATGGGGTATGGCCTGCACCACCTCTACAAAATCCACAACACCGCGCTGGACGATATTTCAGCGGTTATGCAAAAGAGGATACCAAAAGACATTGTTTGATACCATCCCCCTGTGCTATGATTACAATAGCAAAATCATCGAAGCCCTCGCTGGGGAAACCCTGCGGGGGCTTTGCCATTGGAGGAATCACCATGCCATACAAACCCGCCAAGCCCTGCGCCCACCCCGGCTGCCCGGCCCTGACCCACAGCCGCTACTGCCCTGATCACGCGAAGGCTGAAGCCCGGCGCTACGAACAGCAGCAGCGCGACCCGGCCACGGCCAAACGCTATGGCCGCTCATGGCAGCGGCTCCGTGTGTCTTACCTGTCGGCCAACCCGCTGTGCGAGATGTGCCTGGCCGAGGGCAAGTGCGTCCCTGCTGTTCTTGTTCACCACCGTGTCCCTCTCGCTGACGGAGGCGGCAACGACGAGGCCAATTTGCAGTCCCTGTGCCAGCCCTGCCACAGCGCTCACCACGCCCGCGACGGCTCTCGGTGGTCGTGACAGAAATTCGCAAGGGGGCGGTCCGATAGGTGGCAGGGCGGCCAGCACAACGGGGTTGGGGGCAAGCATATGTTTTCGCGAAATCAAAGACTTTTTTTCAGAGAAATTCAAAGAGACCCGGAAAGGGGTGATTTTATGCCGCGTGGAGGCGCGCGCCCCGGCGCGGGGCGGCCAAAGAAACCCTTGGCTGACAAGGTTTTGGAGGGCAATCCCGGCAAGCGGGAATTGACGATTGTGCAATTTGACGAAGGCAAAAGCGCGATTGAAAAAAATTCAAACAGCGGTGCGCAAAGCGATATTCAAAGAAAAAATCATACGCCGCGCGGCATGCCGTCCTACCTCGACATGGTTGCCAAGGAGGGCGGCGACACGCTGCCCCCGGCCAGCGAGATTTATGCCATGCTCACCGCGTGGATCGCCCGCGCGGGCTGCGCGGACCTCGTAGGCCCCAGCCTCGTGGAGGACTTCGCCTTCCTGCGCCGGGGCTACCTCGAATGCGAGTACATGAACCGCAAGCTGGGCCGGATCGCCAGCGGCAAGCGGAGCCCCTACGTCAACATGGCCCTGGATTACCAAAAGGCGATGATGGCCGTGTACAACCAGATCTGGCTCATCGTCTCCCAAAACTGCGAAACCAAGTACGAAGGCAAAAATGAGTTTTTAGCGATGCTGATGAACAGGGGGTTCTAAAAATGCAAACGACAGAGCGCTTCGAGAAAGTTCCGGTGGATCGCCTGGTTCCCTACGCCCGCAATGCCCGCACCCACAGCAAGGAGCAGATATTGCAATTGCGCGCCAGCCTGCGGGAATATGGCTTTGTCAACCCGGTCCTTTGCGACAAGGACTACAACATCATCGCCGGGCACGGGCGGGTGCTGGCGGCCAAGGCCGAGGGCATGGAGGCCGTGCCCTGCGTGTTCGTGGAGCATCTCACCGAGGCCCAAAAGAAAGCCTACATCCTCGCCGACAACCGCCTGGCCCTCAGCGCGGGCTGGGACGAGGAACTTCTCGCCTTGGAGTTCGGCGAGTTGCAGGACCTGGGCTTCGATCTGGAGCTCACCGGCTTCGACCCCGCTGAGATTGAGAAGCTGTTCCATACATCCGAGGATGTGAAGGACGACGATTTCGACCTCAGCAAGGCCCTGGAAGAGGCGGCTTTCGTTCGCCGCGGCGACGTTTGGGCCCTCGGCCGGCACCGCTTGGTCTGCGGGGACGCCACCAGCGCCGGCGATGTCGCCCTGCTCATGGACGGGCGCCGCGCCAATCTTGTGCTGACAGACCCGCCCTACGGGGTTTCGTTCCAGAGCGCCGATGGGCTGAAAATCCAGAACGACAGTCTCAAGGCCGAAGAGTTCTACAAATTCCTGCTGGACGCGTTCACCAACATGGCCGACGCCCTGGAAAGCGGCGGCTCGGCCTATGTGTTCCACGCCGATACCGAGGGGCTGACGTTCCGGCGCGCCTTCGCCGACGCGGGCTTTCATCTCTCCGGGGTGTGCGTTTGGGCGAAGGACAGCTTTGTCATGGGCCGCTCGCCGTACCAGTGGCAGCATGAGCCGATCCTTTTCGGCTGGCTGAAAAACGGCCGGCACAAATGGTACGCCGG